CAAACAATATTAACAATACATGATTGCCAAGATTCCAATAACTACTACCAAGACTCTTATTCTTAGGATCAATTAACTTCTCTTTTGTTGTCATATCAACGTGAGGTAGTTTAGGACCTTGAATTATATCATTACCGTATTGGTCTTCAGTTTCAAATAATTGTGGTTGTTCACTCATAGACTTGGTAACTCCGTTCTAAAACACCATAACTCAAATATATCTATTGCAAATATATATCCTAGATAAAATGTTCCTAATAGTACAGCCGCTATAACTATACCAGTTATTAAGTAAGGTGTAATAACACCCCACAAATATCTTAACATATCACTCACTATTTTTGACTCTTAAAAGGGTCTTGTTGTTCAAAATATTTTTTGATAACATCAAGTTGTTCCTTGTATCTGCCAATTGAGTGTATTTCTTTTTCAACAGATTCTATAATATCAGAGTGTTCACCAATCATTGTTGAGTTTTTTAATGCAACTTCAACATTTGCTTTATGCTTGGCTATTTTACCCTCAGCGTGTTTCTTTAACGCCTCAATCATATTTTGTCTGTTATGCTCTTCTATTGCCATTTTTTTTCTCCTTCAATATTCTACCATAATTTGGCCAACCGAATTTATCAGGTGACTCACCTACATAACGCCATCTTATAACGCCTGTGTTAGGATTTCTTTCGTAAATTTTATGTTTAGATGTATTGTTCTTCTTCATTGCCATAAATTTTACCTTCTTTGTACCAATCTGGTACTTTTGCTGGACTTTTCCAAGTAGCAAATCTTTTCTTCTCTAGTATATAGTAGTTTCTATAACTAGCTACAGCGTCACCATCAACTTTACAATATTCAGGCATTGCTGGTTGTGGGTCTGTTGCAATCTTATTTATTTTTGCATTTTTAGGTGGGTGTCTTAACAACTCACCTAGTTTTTGAATTGTAATATGGTCGTCTGTATGATTATATCTTTTTTTATACTCTTCATTCAAAGCCATCATATGTTTATACAACCACATATAATTGTAAGCAGACTCAAATAACCATATTGTACTAGGGTGTTTTACCCAACCTGCTTTGTATAGTAAGGCGTCTATATTTTTATTAGGGTGTTTCCACCTTTTAATTCTACGACCATTGGCAGTTTTATCATACCACTCTGTACCATCTTGTACTCTATGGCAAGTAGATAATAATTGTGCCGACTCTAAAATCATTTTGACTACGTGTTTATCACAACTCATCTGAGCTGCAACTACCGGGTCTTTATGTAAATAAAATATATTCACTAGTGTATTGCCTTTCTAAAATAGTCCATCTTATCATACTTCTCACATAATGCTTTAAAAGTTTTATACCAAAAGTTTTTACCCCAATCAGTATTTGCTTTCTTACATCTATCTTCAGCGTTTCTAATACGCCTCATCTGTAAATCAGGATGGATTAGTTTATTAATATCATCTGTCATAATCATAGTTCATTATACCTCATAATATAGTTTTTGTCAAGCGTTATTTACCTGCATTGGCACCATTAGTGATAATGGTTCTCATCAACGTAAATTTAGGGTCTTTCCAATCAACCATTTTTTCACATTCTACGTCTGAAATACAGACCGTTTTGGTACAACCAATTAATGTGCTACTTATTATTAGTAGTATTAATATTCGGGTCATTCCACTCCATTATCTGGTCTAGTTTGATTCGTATTGCGTCAGGATCCAGACCTAAATCCTGAAGTTCTTTAGTTCCCATTTCTCTAAAAAAATCTTCATAGTCTCTATTCTTTAAATCTCTTTTACCTAGTTTACCAAAAAAGTCTTTATAAATTTTTTGCTTATCTCGGTAGTCTTTCGCTCTAGCTTTTGCATTAGCGGCTTCTTTTTGCCAATCTTTTTGGCGTTTTGCATTTTTCTTTTCTTCGTCTTCAATTTTCTTTTTCTCTGCTCTGGCATTCTTCCAAGTCCTTAATGATATGTTAGCTGCTATCAATAGTAATACTGCTAATGGGTCAAATACAAATATTAAAACCATAATTACACCTCTCACGGCGTGGTCAAAATAATCTTTTGCTTCGTCACCATATATTAATTCTGCAATATATTTTATAGGTCCTACTTCGGCCTCTATCTTATCTTGTTCTAATTTTAATTCTGATTTCTTTAATGTTAGTTCACTAATTTTATCACTAGCATTATTGATTGACAAGTTTAATTCGTCTCTCTCTTCTTTTTGTTTCTTACGTTCTTTTAGACCTCTTGATACATATTCTTTATCTATATAAACATCAAGAGCCTTGTCTAATCTATCTAGTGTGTTTTGTGACCTTATAATAATCTTTTGTTCTTGTTCAATCTGTTTATCTATAAGTTCTATTTTTATAGCATTACTTGATGTTGGTTTTACCTGGTCAAGGTGTGCCTTTGATAAGAAACCAAAAATACCCATTGATGTTATAAAAATCAATACAATAACTGCAAAAGTTAGATACATTTTTATGGAGAAAGGCACTAAACTATTACGCCAATTATTATATAACCAACTAGCAGCGACCAGTTTACCAACTTCTAGGGCACTTCCCATAGCAATAATTGGTACAACTGCACCTGCGAATAGTGTTGCTAAACCTACAATAGAATAGCCAGCGGCTATAACAGATATAGATATCGCACTAAAAAATGTTAGTATTATTCCGAACATAGTATTATTTATTACTCTTTAGATGATTGTAGTTTTTCAACTTTGTTCATCATATTAATGACTCTCTCTGAATAATCTTCGGTCGTAGAAAACGCCGTCAATGTTTTGATAAGTTTTTTAGAGTCTAACTTTTGATTTTTTGCCCACATAGCTGCTCTCATTTTTCTAAAGTCTTCATATGCTGGGTGTTCATTTAATAATCTTACATATTCTTTTACAGAATCACATTTAGTTTCAAACACTCTCACACCCCAACCTTGCCACTTATCTACGCCTAATGGTAATAAGTGTGGTGCTGTTGATTTAAATACTCTGATACCAAATAGATTGTTTGCCTCTTTGGCAAATCTTGATTTACCCCAACCAGACTCTAATACTGCCTGACCTACAATCATTTCTATCGGCACTCTTTTATCTGATGGTGTTGTAAAATTTAAATAGTCAACACAATAATTTACTGATTCAACAAATTCTTTTCTATTAGTATATCTCATTTCTGGTGGATATAAACCTAAACTTTGTGCCCATTTAGTATGCTCTTGTCTTAATTGTTCATTTGCCCACTTCTTTGCTAATGGGTTAGGATAAAATGTACCTGCGCCATATACAATTGATAATATTAATACAGACCATAATATTTTTTTAGTCCACGACCAGACAACTGGTAATTTTTTACTTACTTCGTTTTTTATTTTCTTTACCATACTACCTCTTTATTGCGTAATATTCATAACCTAATATAGTGGACGCCTCTTGTTCACCATACTCTGACCAAGTACCAACTTCTATTGGTTTCATACGTTTCTGTACGAACACAACATTTGGATTATTGTTCATAATCTTTGCCATTTTTTTAAATATTTTTTCTGATTGTTTTTCGGTAAAATTAGCCGCTACGTCTGTAGCCCAATTACCAGTATAGTAGCATAGTTTTTTTTCTTTGCTATCTTCAAACCTCTCTAGTTTGATAGGCACATTATTGATAATGTGCTTTAAATGATGGTCTAGTTCTTTTGTCTTTCTCATTATATAAGTTTCCTCTCACTTGTTATAACCCTAAACCAAGGGTTTTGGCCTTCTTCTCAAACGACCAAAACAACTCATTGTGGTTTCCTGTGTCGCCCAAATTCTGCATTTGATATAGGTGTACCATTTCGTGGCACAATGTATCAAGAAAGTATTGAAAGTTAGGATACTTTGGTAACATTTCAAGATGGTATCTTCTAGTACCTTTTCTCTTCCACTCCAATATGTTGACTTGACCGACACATTTTTGTCTCGCCAAGTTCTTGATTTCAACTTCGTTAAATGGTGATAATTTGCCACCAAACATTCCTTCGTTGATGACTTTAAAATATTTTTTGATTGCTTTGTAGGTAGTTTTATATTGTCTCTCGCCAGAAGCATTTACACCTCTTTTGATGAGTTTTTTGACTTTGAGTTTTTTACTTGTAAGTTTTGGCATATGTTATTTACATTCATAGGAGCTACCTTCAAGTAATTTACATTTATATACTCTGTCTGATTCTTGTCTCAATTCTGAAGCAATACCTTCAAGAATATAGGGTAAATGTTTTTGTAAAACAAAAGACATTTCTGTAGCAAAGTTGTATGCCAACTTATGCATTTCTGCCTCTAGTACAGAGGTGTCAACAGAACCGCCATTCACTTTAGTTTGTATAATGTGACCTATAACAGCCGTGTTATACTCATTTGCGTCTGCTCTTGTAGCGTTAAATATGGCATAAGACCATATATAAAACACAAAGAACATAAAAATCAACTTTTTCATAATGTATTTCTCCTATATCAATATTTATAGGGTCAGTATATACCACCGGTGCGATAAAGTCAAGCACTTTTTTGTCAATAAAATCAACGTTTTTTGTGAAAAATGTTCTATTTTTGTTCTGGTTTTACAAAATTTTCATTCCAACCAAACGCTTCTCTGACTACTGATTCACTTAAACCTTTGTATACCTTATTTAATTTCTTATCTTTCATATTTAATAAGACTTCCGCCTCTTCTTTATGAAGACCCTCTAATATTTGAATATACATAGTTTCTTTTTGTGTTTTTGTGGTTTCGGGGTCAGCACCATCTACAAAATGCCACAATCTTTTTGCCTCATTTTCTAATAGAGTGTGTTCAGTTCCCTTTGGTGCTTCGTTAGCCATATATGGTGGTGTACCAGTTGGCAATGACCATTTAATATTAGGGTCAAATGCACCTTTTAAAACCATTCTCAAAGCATTAGAGTCATAATCTTTTAAGACTTGAATCTTCTTTGCTTTATCTTTAGCGTTATTAACTTTAGTTAGAATTTCTGAAATCAACAATTGTCCAGAGCCAACGTATCCTTGTCCTGAATCCATTGCCGCTTTAGGCATAATACCTAATTTTGATTGATGTTCCATAATTTGTTTATCGTTTTCTGCCATAATTTTCTCCAATTCGTATACCTATTTAGTAAAGTATTTCTTCTTGTACCATTTGTAAAATGCCTTGTCTGTAAATATCTCGGCTATCTCTGAAGCTGGTACTTGGTCACTTCTAATACAATCTGCAAGGTCTTGATACTCGTAGGTATCTACCTTTCTTGTTAGTGGTTTATCCTTACTATGCTCTGCTATTGTTCTAACATTTCTATGCCAATTATCTGTATCTGCATAATTTTTATTTGGCATAATACTTTTTCCAGGTAGAGTGTAATACATAAAACCATATACCATTTATACTAGGTTCAATCAATGCAACTGCACCTGCTTCCCATAGACTAGCACCTGTTAATAGTGTTACCACGGTCATTGCAATTACAATATGACCTAAAGTATATATGACGGCCAACATTATGCTTGACCCTCTAATTAGTCTCTTTAACAATTCAAATATTCCCTCTGTAAATTCACTCATTATAATTTTCTTACTATATGTTTTCTTAATTCTTTTACAAAAAACTCTATCTTATCTATTGTTGCAATTAACGTAGCGTCTGTAATATACTTACTTTGGTCTCTTAAACTATCGTATTCTTTCAAAGGTATAGTGACCGTTGATTGCTCGTTCTCATATGTTAAATCTTGTTCGTGTGTGTCTCTTCCGTGTTGTGTATCATCTGTACTCATAAAAACCTTTTTGTTACCAAAATGTGAAAACAGGGGCAACTAGGGCCCCTGTCTCCTGTCGTTTGATTATGCTGAGTAAGCAGTTTGCTTACCGAACACAGCGTTAATACCAGCAGCTATGATAGCTTTGCTTGGTGTACCAACTCTGTAAGAAACGCCTTTTGAAGACCTATTTTCATAAATCATCATACCTTCGTTTCTTAATT